TAATATTTACTGCTTTGAATGGGACATCACCATCATTTTGAACTGGATAATCGTGAACTTCTACTTCGTGTTTAGCAACGAATTTTTTAGCACCTTTATCATCACTACCAATGTAATAGTCATCATCTTGACCAAGAGTAACCTTTTCAACTTTTCTCTTGCCGTATAGACTATCGTAATTTTTTGGTGTTGTATCAGGTAGTCTTGCTACAATATCTCTTAGGTGCTTAGGCATCTTCTACCTCGTTATCTTCTGGTTCTTCAATGGGTTTATAGTTATACATATTTTTAGCAACTTCAATTTTTCTTTCCCTGACAGCATCTCTTAGCTTATCAAGCATAATACTATTAAAAGATGCTTCAAAATCTCCAGGTTTTTCTTCTGTTGCTGCTCTAATTAAATCTACTGCTGATGTGGTATTTTCCATTATACTGCTATCCCCATTTGTTTCATGAACCCTCTGTTTTTAGCTACGACTTGTAATAATGATCTATATCTAGTCTCTTCTTGTGGAGTTCTATTTCCTTTTTTCTTTTCTAGCATATCAATATCACGTTGTGCTTGTTGTATTTTTCTTAATTTATCTGCATTTTCATTACTTCCACCACCTTCTGGTTCACTAGCACCACCAGATGGAGCTTGTTGTTGTCCACCACCTTGCATTTGTTGTTGTTGCATTTGCATTTGCATCATCTGTTCTTCATTCTGTGCTACAACTGGATTAAACCATCTTGGATCTTGAGATTCAATTTCTTGACCAATCTCACCATCCATCTGTCCAATATCAGTATCAGTTTGTTGTAGAACATTTCTACGAACCCAGTTGTGTGAATAGTATTTACCAGCCATATCTTGGAAATCTCTAGCAAGAGAAAGTCTTGCTTGTTCAATTTCTGCTTTTTTCAACTCAGTAAAGTAACTTGTAGTAGAAAAATCAAATCTAATAAGAGAAGAAATTTGTTCCCATTCTTCAACTGTCATAACTTGTTTTAAAACAAGTTGTTTTTCGAGTAATGAATAAAACAAATGTGAAAATCTAGATCTTAGTCTAATAATAAACTTATTAAATTTAACTTCGTCTCTTGTAATTTCAGTTGCTCTACCCATAGAGAAAAGAGTATCATTGTTTAATCTATTAGATGGAACGTTTAGAGACTGTAAAAATCTCTTTTGGAAATATAAAACATCTTCCATCTGCCCTAGATTTTGTCCTGGAGGTAGTGTAGAAACTTCAGTTCCTCTACCACCTTCTCTTCTTGGAAGCCAATAATCTTCCAACATAGTCATAAATCTTCTATCGTCTCTAACTTCACCAGAAGCAGCATCATATATTAATCTATTTTTATGTTTGACCATAATTTCACGAACATATTGTTCTGCTTTCATCTTTGGTAGATTGCCAACATCAATATACCAAATTCTTCTTTCGGGTGCTCGTGAAATTCTATAGATAACTACAGCATCTTCTAATGTTCTTAACTGATTTAATGCTTTGATAGCTTTATGCAAATGAGATAAAACCATCTTTCCTTGTGTGTCAGTCAATCCAGATACTGTATGAATAATAGCATCTTTTGATATTTTTAATCCAGTTGTAGTAGGACCAACTGTTTTGTTACCATAGTTAAATCCTTTATCATTATAAATGTAGTATTCTTTTACAACTTTTGTGATACCACCATCACCACCTTGTTTTGTCATAGGTTTTTTGGTAATCTCACGAACTTTTCTCATTTTACGAGGATCAATGTATCTAATTTCTTTGATACCATTTTTTGGATTTGCTGGATCAACTACAACATGGTAATACAATCTACCATCTACATACCATCTTCTGTATATATCATATGCATACTTATTAAATTCTATAATTCTTAGACATTCATAAAATTCTTGTCTAATAACATCTTTAATTTTATCATCAATTTGTATGTCATCAAGATTAATATCAACGATAGTCTCTTCATCTATTGAAATAGATTCGTTTACAATTTCATCAATTGCTGAATCACATTCTGGATGAAGAGACATATCACGATATCTTGTAACTAGATCTGCTTCAGATCTAACAGTACCATCTAAATCTACATATGTTCCATATGCACCACCAGATGCTGCAGAAATAGTGGTTGCACCAGTATCATCACCTTTAGGAACAAAGGATTGAACCTTTTCTTCCTTCTCTTTGCGTTTAAAAATAAATCCAAATAAAGATTGGTTTTCTGCCATAAAATAGTTTACCTTTTATAAAGTTATTTCAAATATTATTCTGGACCTAAAGGACCATCTAGTTCTGATTCTGGTCTGTAAGCATTTACACCACCAGCTTTCTTATCAGAAGTTTCAATTTCTGGAACCCAATAATCATATGCAAATGTAACACCAAATGTTTCAACAGTATTTTGAGCATCCCAATCTAAACCGATACCAGCTACTGTTGTTGGGAACGCACCAATAATTCTATATTCTCTAATTTTAATACCATCTTTAGAATATTGAGTACACATTAAGTCTTGTTTATATTCCTCAGTAGAAACATTTGGATCACGAACATTAGATTGCATTCTGTTAATAGCATTTGACCATTTTTCAAATAATGCTTTTACAGCAAAATCTTCATCATTCATAATATTAACAGTCCAATCGCCAAAAGCTCTATCACCACCAATTTTAATTCTTCTTCCAAAATATGGCACATCAATTGCTGCTACTGCTGATGGAGGCAATTCAGCTGTTCTACACATAAATCTAAACTTATCTACCGAAACATTATCAATACCAATTCCCTGTGGCACATTAAGTGTCACAGAGAATAGGGATGGTCTGGCACCACCATATACCAGACCGTTTTCTTTAAAGGAACTAATGTTAAAAGGCATCTTTTACTCCTGTATTTGTATCTATTTAGTATTTATATTAGAAGCGTCCGACGACTTCAGAGAATTGTACACCAGTTCCAACTGCTACGAAATTCAACTGAATGAAGTTGATAGAACGAGCTGGTTTGATATAAATGTCTCCAACAAATTCGTTTCTATCAATTACATCAGGAGTGTTGTTTGTTTCATCACATACAACTAAGAAATCTGTAATACCACGACGGCCTTGAACAGTTCTGAGGTATGGTACAATTAGATTCTTAAATTGTGATCTAGTAAATGCATCGTTAAATTCGAAGAGTGAGAATTTAGCAACAACAGAAATTGCTTTTTCAAGTACAATAAACAATCTACGAACGTTGATTCTATCAAAAGCACTTGGTTTATTTAGTAGAGTTCTATCACCAAATAGAATAGTGCTTTGACCAGGGAAAGCAACTACTGGATTAACACCATTTGGATATATTAAATCTCTTTCTGCTTTTCTTGGATTGAATGGTAGTTTAATAATATTTTTAATCTGGCCACGATTAAATCCAGCTGGAGAGAACCAAGGATCTCTTGTTTGATCTGTTCTTACACAAAGACCAGCAACATCACCGTTTAATGGAATATAACGATAAAGGTCGTTGTAACGGTCATACATATACTTATAACCAGAATCCATAATACCATATGATGAGCTACGAAGAACATTTCTAAAGTTTACAAGAGACTCTGCTTCATTTCCATAGTTATTTAGAACTTTACTTTTATCTGGAGAAATAAGAACAACACAGTCTTTTCTAATTTCGCAAATATTATCAATAATATAATTTGCTAGTTGGAAGTTTTCAATTGTTTCGCCACCAGATACTGTTGTACCTCCTCTTGGTTTGCCCTGCATAATAAGTGAAATATCAACATCTTCTGAAGATCTAAATTCATCATATGCTTCCATTAAGGTTGAAACAGGAGTAAGTGCTTCACTCTTACCATCTTCACCTAATGTAAAGTTATAAGAACCAGGAGTTGTATTTGAAGCAGATTCAAGACTAATAGCAGTGTTTGAAACTGCAGTTGTTCTGTCATTTGCCCACCAAATATAATTTGAAACATCATTAATAACTTCTTTATAATAATTTGTAGCACCATCATTATTAACTGCATCAGATGCTCTAGAAAGATTCTTAAATGTTTCTAGAATAGAACCAGGAGTTCCTGTGAAACCACCATCTTCATCAACAACTACAACGTGCATTTCATCATTTGCAGAAGTATTACCATTAAATCTTACAAAGTCAGATTGTCCTGGTGCTGTATCAATAACATTAAAGAATTCCCAATATCTTTGAACTTTGGTATCAACAAAATCTTTTCTTAGTCTATATGGGTCTTCAAATCCAAGAACAACTGTATTTGTATTACCAGTTAAAGTTCCAGAAGTATTAGAAGCAACATATGAAATATCTACTGGTGAACCAAAAGGTGTAGTTGAAAGTTTAACACCCGCTGTGTTTGCTTGAACAACGTGATATGTATCACCACTAGTTAGACCAGTAATTTCTGCATTACCAGCAGCATTTGCATAAACAACAATATCACCATTTGTATATGGGTTAGAAGAAATGGTGATAAAGTCAAGAGCACTATTTACAACTGCACCCGAAATAGAAATTGCAGAAGTATTAACATATGTAGAATTTACAGTCTTAGATTTTAACTGTAGATACTGCTTTGAAATAGATGAGTTACCAGTAAGGATTTGATCTCCAACAGAAAGTTGTCCAGCTACTGCAGCTGCAGAAGCATTTGAAGTTCCTTCAAACTTGATTGTTGCTGTATTTGAACCAACTCTAAATTCAACTGCAGTATTTACTGTTGAGTTAGAAAGTGCAATGTTTGAAGAAAACCCATCAAAAGCATCGCAGACAGAAACTCTTAAATCATTACCTAATTTACCGGGATACTTTGCTACATAAAGAACATCAGCATCAAACTGTCCATCTTTATCATCATATCTTTGTTCGTTTAGAACAATCTGATTTACAAGGTTTGAGACAATACCGTTTGAAGAATCTGTTTGAATAGCAACAGATGTATA